ACGAAGTCCATTACCAAAGGCAGCAACTTCACCATAAGCATCTGAATCGTTAGCAAACAAATACCCTGCTGGCTTCTCGGTAAAAGCCTCGCCAACCTTGCGAAGGCCAAAGTTTACGACAGCAACAAGTGGGTGAAACTTAGTTGGTTGGTAGTACGCTACGCTTGGGAAAGATGTTGGTACATCAAAAGTTCCAGTAAGGTTGCGTTGCGCTCGCCGTTGAGCGCGGTTCATAGCCAACTTCTCAAAGGGTTGCATACCAAATGTACGTTTTGTTAGGTCTGCACCTTTTGCGTTTAAACCAATAAGAGCATTGTAGTATCTGTCATTTTCTGCCTGACGGAGCATTTCTTCTGCTGCATCAAGTTTATTGACATCATCAACAAGACCGTTGGTTGGTATGTTGTCAAGAATCTCTGTATCAACCTTTGAAGCATCTTTAAGGTTGTCAAATACAAACGCTAAATCTTTACGCTTATCAACTAAGCGTGCCATTGCTTCTGTATCACGCAATGCGGTAGCCATAAGGACATCTGCTGCATCATCAACAGTCTTTGCTTCTCCAAGGAGATAAGCAAGTGTATCGCCATCATTAGATGCCTTAATCATTGGATGCTCGCGGATGGCTATTTTATCGCTCTTGGCAAACCATGAAAGAGTGGTGTAAACATCACCGGCTTCTTCTCTGCCAGCATTAATTGTTGCTGCAAGTGCTGCAGGAGAAATAACGGTAGTTTTACGGATGCTTTTTGGCATAACAAAATCTTTAACAAGACTTGAATAACCAGCATCTTCCGCTCCAAGTGGGCGGGTAACTAATCCCTTACGAGCAAGACCAATAGCCTTGCCTGCTTTTCCAAGCGGGTCTGTTACTGTGCTAAAGAAGGTATCAAACGCTCCAGATATTGAACGATAACCCCAATCATCTGCAAATATCTTGCGGTCATTTGGGTCAAAAATGTCAAAATCTTCTCGGTTGATTGCTCCACCAGGAACAAGTTTAGAACCAAGATATGTTAATGCTTGTCCTGCAGAAATCTCATCCTTCTGCTCCCAAGCCTTTTTAGCATTACCAGTGGCTAATGTAAGCAAACCTGCTGATAATGGTTGGCGTGCATATTTGCCACCTTGTTTGGTAACTCCATTGCGCTGCTGGCATAAGGATTTCATCAACAGCAAATCCACCAACTTTGCGAACTGGTAGGCTTGCTGCAGAAACAGAAGTCATAAATGCAGAACCTGCTACAGATAAAGCATCCTGAAAAAAGTTTTTATCGTTGCTGGCAACAGAGGCAATATCATTAATTAGGGATGGCAAACGTATGTCATTAGCAAAACCTTTACCAAACTTTTCTAAACTGCTACCAATGTTGTCAGTAAAACTCACAATATGCTCTTTAGATATCTCACATAGTTGCGGTATGAATTAGATGCTGATGGCATCTCGGCAAGTTGTGCCATGTAAGGCAGCGCTGCGCGAAGGCGGTTAGCATCTTCTTCTTGGGCAGTTGTATCTGTTGCGTACATTACCTCTGGTCCAGCGCCAGTTGCAGGTCCAGTATCTACGCCTGTGCGTACATCTTCATTAGGAAAATTTGTTGGCGCATCAAGTGGTGTAACTTGGCTTTGTGGGGTCATCATGGTACGAGCAGATGAAGGACTTAACTTGACACCAGATTTGCTCATAGGTTGTGCTGTTTGTAGGTCATAAAAATCTTGTGCATTATCAATGCCTGCTGTATATCGTGCTGGTTGACCACCATTACCTGCTCCGCCGGTTGCTGATACGGCAAAGTTGTTCTGCGGTGCAGTTGGGCGCATCCCGCCCTGTTGTGGTTCTACTGTCATCTCATCCATCCCAATTAAGGTCAGTTTATTGTGAGCCGTTTAAACACTTGCTCAGGTGTATGAATTACTTGTTCTTTGAACCTTTGGTTCCACCAGGTTGCTTTGCGAAAAAGGTTGTACCCTTCTTGCTGTTTCCTGCCTTTGGAATACCATCCTTACGCATAGGAAATACGCTTGCTTTTCCTGCTGAACCTTGATTTGCTGGCTTTGCTTTCTTCATGTTCACCTCCGTTAGGCTGGCATCCGGCGGATAAGTGAAGCCTGTAAATTCGGCTCCCCGCGTTGAGTCAAACTGGCTAGTAAAGATTGAACGTCTGGGCGACCACCTGGCGCAATTTGACCCGGTGCTACACCTACCATACGACCAGTAGGACTTAATCCTTCTGGTAATTCGTTCCCGCCACCTGCAGGGGCCGCACCCGGTTGCCCCATTTGAGGACTTACTTGCCCGGGGGCCATCGCAGCAGGTGGGGGATTCTGAGGTTGAAACGCCTCTTGAATAGCAACTTCAATAGAAGTTCCCTTTTGACGGGCGTTAACGACATAAGAAAGTTTACGAAGAATATCTGATGGGTCTTGACCCTGTGAAGCAAGCGCCGGAATTGCCTGTGCATAAGAGGCAATCGCCTGCTTCATAGCATCACGGAGTTCTTCGGTGTCAACCTTTTCTTCTTCTTGGCTGGCGTTAAAGGAAAAAGGCATTTGACGGCGCAAGAAGTCGCGGGATATTAGTTTATCTCCGCGTGCTTGCAAACCAAAGACCAATGCTCGGTTCGGGTCAAGTCCTGCCATCAATCCATACTGAACATCTACAGTGTAATCGCCATTAATATCTTTTGCTGCACGATACTTGATGGAATATGGGGTTCCATTGCGGTTGCCCTTTAATTCCCTGTCCATATCTGGGAAAACTTTTTCCTCAACCTTGAGTGCAAGGCCAACAAGTTCCACAAAAGCGCGAGCAAACATGGCGTGTGCTGTCTTGATTTGAGTATCAAATCCACCCATAAGGGCCTGAACTCCACGGCCAGTTACGATTGAAGCATCAATGTTTCCGGTACGGGATTCAGGATAACGAGAACCTAAACGCAGTTCTCCTTCAAGCACTTGTTGTTGTGCAAAAGCACCAGCCGGTATTTCCAGAGGTACTCTACGAATTTCATTTGGTTTGCTAGAACGGATGATTGCATCTGGTCCAAGGGCTAAATCCTTTGCATCTTCTGGCATTGCAATTGGTGCTTGCACTGCCTTGGTTGCTGCTTCCAAGGAAAGGAGCGCATAACGAGCCTTTGCTACCTGTACAGCAAGCACATCATCAAATTGACCGCGTGCTTCACCATCAAGAGATGGGCGTTGAACAATCCGAATCATTACTTCACCAATAGGATTCGGTGCGCGGTCAAGAACTAGGTCGTTACGGCTAGGTAAGAAGAGAACATCTTGGTCTTTGTCATGGTAGCGGATAAGTTCCATCATGGAAGATGGGCTGTTCTTATCGTAAATGAGGTGAGCCAACTCTGGATATTGGTTCATCAGTTCTGATGTTGGCTTCATAATGCGTTGGAAGAACATCTGAACGCGACCAAATCGGTCTAATACTGGGTAGCAACCGAGAGAATCCATGAACCGGATGCGGGTCATGTTATCTTCTGGGTCAATTTCTATCTGTGCAGGAACAAAACCATAGGTTACATAGCGGTCTGCAGCGTTAAACATCTGGCCTTGGAGGTCAGAATAGTCAACAATTCCGTTAACAATCTCTTCGCGCTTATCTGCTTTCTTGCGAGCAGACTCTGAAACCATAGATGGAGAGTTGCAGTTGAAGGCTGGAAGGGGAGCAATAACCTCAGCAAGGTCGCGTGCTGCAATATCCACCATGTTTGCAACAATAGGGTTCTCAAATGGGCCGTCAGGAAATAGGTCTGGGTACACATCACGCATCCTGCCCTTACGGACAAGGAGAACCTGTTGCATACGAGCATCCCGTTCGTCAAACCTTTGACGATGGCGGTCATATTGAGATTTAATCTCTTCTATAGAAAGAGCCACTATTTGTTTCTCCTAGTTATATTCATACAACAAATCCTCTATGGAGATGTTAATTTGCTGTGATTTGTCGTACTGTGTATGGAACAAACTGTTTCTCATGTGTGAACGAGCGTAGTTTGTTGCACTAGATACTCTGTCGCGGCAGGCAAGTTCTGCAAACCAGAACGCCATAACCGTGTCAGTCTTTTGCGATTTAGGAGCATCTGGATACCAAGTAACCAGTTGCTCAATAAGCGCCTTTAATCCTTCTGAGGCATGGGATGAGGGGAACTCAATGAGCGCCTTATCATCTTCCCATCCGTAAAATAGTGTCGTTAGGGATGCAACACCAAAGTCTGTATCCCATTTGTTTTGGCCTGTGTGGTGTTCTTTTAGGCTTGCACCCCTAGACGACAGGTATTCCCGCACCTCGCGGTCTTGGGTGAGCATGGTTTGAAAAGCATTTTTTTCTACACGCCACTCAGAGATTCCGTACTTGTCTGTCCAGTCCTTAATGAGGTTGCGTAGGTCATCGGGTTTCATGCCCGCTACATTGGATACATCCAAGAGGTAGCGTTTTTGAGATGATACTTCTAGGGCCAAACAGACGGCAGCGGTATAGCCTGAGCCAGCGGGGTCAAGCCCTGCTACGACAATCAAGCCATCCATGCCATAAGGTCGCACACCAGCTTTACCTTTGTGGGATGAGTCCGATATTCCGTGCGCCGTTAATAACGCCTTTCACCGCATCAGTCGGGAAGGCTGAATCTTCATGTACCTGTTGTTGTTGATAGACCATGGCCCACAGGTTAGGCGACATACGACTTCGTTTTTTATGGAGGGCAAGACCGTTCCACTTGTCAAAGAGTCCGTTGGCATCAGGTATTCCGTTTCCAGATACCGGAGCCATATTAGTCTTAGGCCAAAGAGTTATCCATTTCTCAGGTTCCTCATCAAATTCTAATACCGCAGGTTGTGCAAAGTATGTCCAGGGGGAGGTTTCGTCTGGATAACGCATTGGGTCGCGCAATTCAGAGTATAAGTCCTTTGGTCGCAAGCGGGTTCCGACTACAAGGAGTCTGCCCCCGTCATTGTCAATACGCGACATTACCTCAGACTGAATCCAATCAATCTGCTTCTCAAACTCATGGGCGTTGGTATGGTCCACGCAGTCATCCATGATGATGAGGTCAGCACGGGCTCCATAGATATGACCACGGATACCCACGGCCTGCACCGTTGGGTCCTTCTCGCCAGAATCTCTGGATTCTGAGGAGAGATAAATTAAGTCCTGCTTCCATGAGTCAGAGTTTTTCTCAAACCCGCCGGGTGGACCAAATGCTAATTGCAGTTCTTGGTAACGAGGATGGGTCAGGCGGTTCTTTATGGAGAGCAGGAACTTTTGCGCCATAGCCTGTGTCTTAGATACGACCATGATTCGTATATTAGGGTTCTGGCAAATCCGGTACACCGCATAGTTCACAGTAATCGTGGTGGACTTTGCGTGCTCTGGTGGGGTATTAATGATAATCAAATCCCCAGAGCCTTTTTCATGGGTAATGGAAGGGTGAACCTCTGTCGGTTCGCGCCCTTCTAATAAATCAATCCAATGTCGTTGGTGTGGAAAGACCTGGGTTCCCAAATACTTCTCGGAGAACTCTGGAAATGGGGGTACCTCTGTGGTAGAGCCCATCTCGCCCCGGGCCACCATAGAGCGGAGCCGGTCAATTGCCGTGGCAAAGGCGGGGTCAGTCTTTCGGTAGTACTCGTAGGTTTTGACACTACGCCCTACCGAGTCGCAAGCCTTCTGCACTGAGTAGCCTTGCTTTAAAAAATCTAAAAGTTGCTGCTTAATGGCATCGCTTTTAGCGGAGGCAGCAGTAATTCTTTTTCTTTCCATAGGTTATCTCCAAGACCGCTTGTGGTGAGTCTTGGGGTAACTCACACAACCACTAACCGAAGGCCGTAGCCCTAGCGGAGGCCGTAGGTTAGGGCAAAATTAGGGCGACCCTTTGGGGGTCGCTAGCACAGTGTACTAGGGAGGCTCCATTGTTTACGCCTCCCACTAAGTATTAGGTGTTCCAGAAGGGTGCTGTAGGACATCTTTTCTCAATGTTATTTGCATCACATCTATTTATGCAGGTCAGCAG